GGTAAATTTGATAACGTTCCAGCATCTAATAACTGACGGAGAGCCGCAGTTGCAGTACGACTTAGTCCGCCAATCATGTGTATTAACCCTAAACCATAAAACCCTAGTCCTGGCAGAAATTTAAAGTGGACGAAATATTGGATCTTAAGTTTTTTAGGATCATTAGGTGCGAAGTTTCTTCTAATAGATAAAATTTTTCTACTACCTTCTTCTACTGTAACAACGTAAGGTAGTTTTATTCCAGTGGGCTCACCATCTTCTCCAACATCTTCAAAACCTTCTAAATCTAAATTAACATGACACTCGAGAAGAGTATACATAGCATCTATTCTTTGAGATTTACTAACACCTTCAACTTCACGTTCTTTTTCTTCAAGTTCGTTAGTTACAGTGCCTGTGGGTTTAGTTAATTCGATATCAGAATAAAAACCAGAAACCATTTGTTTTCTTAGATCATTTTCTGACATTTTAACAACGTGGATGACTGCTTCCGCATCGTCTAATGAGGTAGCCGTATACGGAACAACAAGGTCATCGGCTGGAATAAACTTAGAAACCGCTCGTCCCAGTAAATCGTCATAATAAACTTTTTTAAATGTTGAACCTGATAATGGAAGATAGAATAACATTTGATCAAACTCAGATTCATATTCTTTCATCTGATCCATTATTTGATAGTTCATAAAATTCTTAACTCTTTGTGCCTGCATTTCTTTTTGCGGAGTTGTTGCACCCATGACCATAGTTCTAACTGGTCCATCTGCAGGTAGTAATTCTTTGTAAGCTAATGATTGAAACTGAGTAACAGCTTCTGCAAGTACGGGGTGAGTTGCACCTGATGCTCCTTGGAAGGGTTCAGTTCTGTTAGTGTATTTAAATCCTAATAAATCTAGGCCTACAATATAAGCTCTTTCCCATTCAGCTCTTGATGTTTTGTATTCCATGTAATCACTTTGTAATTGATTACCTATTTCATTTGTTTCGTCTTCGGGAAGTAATTCGTTTAAGTTTGCAAACGGATCGCCACCATCTGGCATCTGCATTGCATTGGGATCGAAATCAATAGTCGCTCCACCATCTTCTTCGTCTGTAATTTCTACTGGACCATTTCCGGTATCTTGGAACTCTTCAACATCAATTTCCTCTGCAACTTCATCTTCGGGTCTTTTAACGTTTGGAAGAGATTTATCTATATCTGCCATATTTATTCTCCTGTATTGGTTTATCTTGTTTTTTCTCTTTAATCAACCCTTGAGGATCTGGTCCTCTTAAAGGCGGGATCGCGTCAAACTTAACATGTTTCATATTTTTTACAAGTGTTGGATTTTTTTTAGTCATATTTTTTTTTCATTAAATCAGCTATACCACCTGTTGCAAACCCCAAAGCTTCTAAACCAGTTGTTGGTTTAAGTATACCTAATTCATCGGATCTTTGTTGTTTTGTTTTTGCAAATTCCGCATCTCTTTGTGAATCTATTTGTTTTTTTCTAAAAAAATTATCTAAATTAAAAGCTCCTTTAAATCCCATACTAGGAGGTAAAACTTCATTAAATTCATTGGACTGTTTGTTCAATTTATTTTCAGTAGCTTTTATTACTTGTTGGTTAACAGGTATACTACCATATCCCGTTTGATCATCTAAACTATTTTCTTGTGCTGTTAATTTATCATAAGTGTTCTCCATATCTTGTGCTTTTCCATAATCAGAAAATTTTTCTTGTAATTGTTCCTTTTGACTTTTGCCAAATAATCCGTAACTGGCATTAGATATAATTTCATCCGTATTAGCTCCTTTTGCATAATCAAGTCCAGCAAGTGGTGCAGCAAAACCTATTTCACTTAATAAACCCCATCCAGTAAATTTAGCGGCGCCTTTAAAACCATTCATAAGTTTTCCCATTTTTTTAATATTAGAGATAGCTTTTTTATCTCCTCGTGATGCCTTTGCCATGTTTTCTTTAATTGAATCTGTATAGGCTCTTGGATCATTGCAAGTTAAACCATTTGCAAGTTTACATTTATAACCTGCATCATTTAACTTTTTAACTATTCCTTTTATTTGAGGTTTTGTTATTTTTGCACCAACAGCTTTACTTGCAGAATTTATAACAGATCCCGCAGTAGGTTTAATTCCTATTTCAGCTCCTTCAAAAACAGTTGTTATACCTCCTGGTAATTTTTCAACTTGATTTGTAAATTGTTTTATAATTTTTTTTTTTTCTGAATCAGTTTTAGCTTTTTTAAACATAGCACTGTATCTTGATTGAAGCGGAACTAGTTTTCTATTGGCTCCTCGTGTTGTAATTTCTGTGTTCCAAAATTCATCTAAATTTTTACCTTTGTGATTTACTTCAATAGCACTAAATCCCATTCCAGAATTTAATTCTGCTTCTGATAAAAGTCCTGTTCTTAAAATTTGACCTAAACTTGTATTGTTTCCTTTGTATTTTATTGGAGCAGATTCAAATTGTTTTTTTAAATCATAAGTAGAAATTGCTTCTTTATATTTATTTTTTCCAATGTTTTTGTCCATGTATTTTTCTAAATTATTAAATGTAATTTTTTTATTTGTTTCCGTATCTAAAAATTCAACATTTTTATAATTATTACTCCAAGGCACATATAAATTTCCAGTTTTTGCACTTTTAACTTTTTCAGGTATTTTACTAACTACCTTAAATCTACTATCTCTATTTTTATTTTGTGTAGCTCTCCAAATATCTCTCCAAACTCTTTCTTTAGAAGTAGCTGCAGGGAACATTCCTCTTTCCGATTGTCTTTTTATTTTTTGCAACAATCCTTTAGGACTATTTTGTGCTCTTATTTCTAGTGGTCTTTTTTTAGCTCTAAATTCATCATATCTTTTTTTTGTAGTAAACATTTGATTTTCATAAGTTTTTCTTCTTTTTGCTAAAAGTCGTAATTCTTCTAATTTATTTTTAGTAGGATTAGAATTATAGTCTTTTACTAATTGGGGTCCGTCTTCTCTTCTTGAAACAAGTTCTAAAACTTCTTCAGTACCTCTTTTATTTTGTCCTCCAGAACCTTCTCCCACATTTGCTCCATCTCTAATTCTTTTTTTCACATAAGCTTCTTGGGTGTCGTAAGCACCTTCACCTTTAATTTCTTCAAATATTTCTATATTACTTTTCATAGTTGGAGTTAGTTTTACTTTTTTAGCGTAATACTCAACACCATCTTCAACCAATCCTCCTGGTTTACCTATCATACCACCAGTCGCCATGGTCAGTGGTTCTTGGTCCATGGGGCTTGGATCACGGACAAAAGCTGCAAACGCACCTGTTGCATCTCCTCGATCATC